AAAACAATGTCCGTTGAACAAGCCTGTGCCAAAGCAAAACGCAAATTCGTTTGTATCTCAATGACACCAGAAACCGATGAAGGCGATTTGCTCGGTAACTTTGTTTTAATTAACGGTCAGATGGAATGGCGTGACGGTCCCGTTACTACAGCCGCACGACAAGGTGCCGTTTTGTGTATTGATGAAATTGACTACGGCGCACAAAACTTGTCCTGCTTGCAACGGGTACTAGAAGGTAAGCCTTTTATGTTGAAGAAAAAAGGTGAAGTTGTTTACCCAGCCGAAGGCTTTACGATTGTTGCCACTGCAAATACAAAAGGTAAAGGCTCAGAAGATGGTCGTTACATGTTCACCAACGTATTGAACGAAGCCTTCTTGGAACGTTTCTTGAATACATACGAACAGGAATATCCTCCTGTTGCAGTTGAGCGTAAAATCATCAAAAAAGAATTGATCTCCGCTGGTCGTACCGATGATGAATTTGCCGAAAAACTTGTTACTTGGGCTGATGTAATTCGCAAAACATTCTCCGAAGGTGGTGTTGATGAAATTATCTCCACTCGCCGTCTGGTACACATTTGCAAAACATATGGTGTGCATGGTGACCGAATGAAAGCGGTATCTTTGTGTCTGAATCGTTTTGATACCGATACCAAAATGTCTTTTCTTGACTTGTATACCAAACTTGATGCACCAGCCAAAGAAGAAGATCCTGTTAAAGTGAATGTACCTTCACATGTTGAAGAAGTACCATTTTAATTGATACATTTACCACTAAGAGTATTGACTTACTCTTAGTGATTTGTTATAATTATGAATCTTGAGAATGACCACCTCTCAAGTGTATTATTAAAGTGTGGTTTTATTATGGAGTTTTACTATGTCTAAGATGACTACTAAAGAAAAAATGCTTGCCGCTTTGAGCAAGACTGATGGCTACAACACCTTCACAACTGCTCAGGCTCGGGCACGTTTTGGTATTGTCAACGTTGCCGCACGTATCAACGAATTGCGTGAAGATGGCCATGCAATTTACACCAACAGCAAAACTCTTGCTAATGGTCGTAAAATCTCCTTCTACCGCCTTGGTCAGCCAACCAAGCGCATGGTTGCAGAAGGTATCAAAGCCCTACGTGCAAAGGGTGTTAGCACTTTTGCCTAATCCCTAGGCGATTGCTAAGAAGGATGTGATATATACTTGTATCGCATCCTCTTTTTTTATGGATAAATTATGGAAATAAAAGTTAAAATTGAAGACTTGAAGAAGCATAAATTGTTTGTTGCGACACCAATGTATGGTGGCATGGCACACGGCATGTATGTTAAGGCTTGCCTTGACTTGCAAGCAGTCATGTCTAAATATGGCGTTGAAACACGATTTTCGTTTTTGTTCAATGAATCATTAATCACACGGGCTAGAAATTATTTGGTAGATGAATTTCTCCGCTCTGAATGTACCCATCTACTGTTTATTGATTCTGATGTTCACTATAATCCACAAGATGTAGTCGCACTTCTAGCACTTGATAAAGATGTTATTGGTGGTCCTTATCCCAAGAAGGCTATCAACTGGAACAATATCGCACTGGCCGCACGTAAACATCCAGACTTAGCACCACAAGAATTAGAAAATCTTGTTGGTGATTATGTGTTTAACGTTGTTAAAGGCACTCAACAATTCTCCGTGACTGAACCTCTAGAAGTTTTGGAGATTGGTACTGGCTACATGATGGTCAAGCGAGAAGTGTTTCCAATCTTGGAAGAAAAATATCCTCAATTGCGTTACAAACCTGACCACGTTGGGCAAGCACACTTTGATGGCTCAAGATATATCCATGCATATTTTGATACCGTGATTGATACACTTGATAGCGCAACAGGCGGTGGTTCTGAAAGATACCTAAGTGAAGATTATATGTTTTGTCAACTATGGCGCAAAGCTGGTGGTTCTATCTTCTTGTGCCCATGGATGAAGACACAACATATCGGTACATATCCTTTCACGGGTAACCTATCTAAGATTGCTGAATTGACAGGAAAACTATAATGGAAAACCCTTGGCAAAATCAACTAAAAACTATTGATGAAATCATAGCATCTGCTACTACTTCTACTACAGGTGGTCGCAAATTTGATGAAAACAAACTAGAATACGGTTTGATTCCGCCACTTGCTCAACAAGAAATGGTACGGGTTCTTACTTTCGGTGCTCAAAAATATGAAAGAGACAACTGGAAAAGAGTTCCCGATTCCAAACGCAGATACTTTGATGCACTGGAACGCCATCTATGGGCATGGAAAATGGGTGAGAAACTAGACCCAGAATCAGGTATACATCATCTAGCACATGCTATGTGTTGCCTATCTTTTTTGTATGAGCATGATGTTAAGTATTCGCTTGACAATGCTGAATGAATATTGTATAATTAAATTTTTTTGGAGAGTATATTATGAAATTGTCTAAAGACACCTTGACCGTATTGAAAAACTTCGCATCTATCAATGATGGTATCATGTTCCGTAAAGGTAGCGTATTGCGTACCTGTGATGCATCTAAACAAGTTTTGGCTGAAACTACAATCCCAGAAGCTATCAATGAAGATTTTGGTATCTATGATTTGAATAAGTTTCTTGCAGTTTTGAGTTTACATCAAGATAATTCACAGCTTGAAATTAATACTGTAACCAAGTCTGCTGTTATTAATGATACTTCAGGTCGTAGTAAAATTAACTATCGTATCTGTGATGCAACTATGATTAAAAATGCATCCGATAAATCTGTTAAGATGCCTGAGCCAGAAGTAAAATTTACTCTTAAACAAGAGGATCTAGAATTCATTTTGCGTTCCGCATCCGTTCTTGGTACACCACACATCGCAGTAATTTCGGATGGTAGCAAAATCTTTGTCTCTGCACTAGATGACAAAAACACATCCACCCACAGTAATCAACTTGATGTTGCTCCTGGCAATGAAAAGAAATACAAGATGCTTTTCAAGACTGAGAACATGAAAATGATTCCTGGTTCTTATGAAGTCTCCATCTCTTTCAAAGGTATCGCACACTTCAAGAATCTCACAAAGCCCTTGCAATATTGGGTTGCTACAGAACTCGGTTCAACCAACGAAGGTTGATTTTTCTTTTTGAATTTTTTATTATGGAGTTTTTATGCAACATTTATTGTGGACCGAAGCACATCGTCCCAAAACTATTGAGGAGTGTATTCTACCAGAACGTCTGAAAAAGCCGTTTCAAGAATATGTAAACTCAGAAAAGATTCCACACCTGTTACTATCTGGTGGTGCAGGTGTTGGAAAAACTACAGTTGCGAAAGCAATGTGTAATCAGATTGGGGCCGACTACATTATGATTAACGGTTCAGATGAATCGGGCATTGATGTTTTTCGTACCAAGATTAAAGACTTTGCATCGTCAATGTCATTCACTGGCGGTCGTAAAGTTATCATCATTGATGAAGCTGACTATCTGAATCCAAATTCAACCCAGCCAGCTTTGCGTAATGCAATGGAAGAATTTGCATCTAACTGTTCTTTCATCTTTACATGTAATTTCAAGAATCGTATCATTGACCCACTACATAGTCGGTGTGCAGTTGTTGACTTTACATTAAAGAATGATGAAAAGACAAAGATGGCTGGGCAGTTTTTCAAGCGCATCCAGTCAATTTTGCAAAGCGAAAATGTTGAGTATGAAGACAAGGTAATTGCTGAATTAGTCAAGAAACACTTTCCAGACTTTCGGCGTATCTTGAATGAGTTGCAACGCTACTCACAGTTTGGTAAGATTGACGTTGGTATCCTTGCACAGATTGGTGATGTATCAATTGCAGAAATCACCAAGCACTTGAAGAACAAAGACTTCGGCGCAATTCGTAAATGGGTTGCTACTGCTGACTTTGATGCCGCAACATTGTATCGCAAACTGTATGATAGTCTCTATGACGTATTGCAACCACAAAGCATACCTCAAGCGGTTATTATTCTAGCCGACTATCAATACAAGCAAGCATTCGTTGCTGATGCTGAGATTAACACCGTTGCCTGTTTGACTGAACTTATGGTAAGTGTGGAGTTTGTATGAGTGATTTTGAAGTACACCCAATTGGAACATCTACTGAGATTAAATACTCAAGAGAATTAGTTAAAGCAATTGAGCAGATTACGTACCAATATGGAGAAGGTATCGTGCCTAAGTCTGTTTTCAATGCATACTTGAAACTAAAACACCACCATGATGTTAAACTTGAATCGGAAAATCTATGATATTAGATTTATTTAAACCCACATTTGATTGGATCAAAGATGACTTTAAGTCTAATCGCATTCGCTTTGTTGCCGAGCTTCTTGCTTGGATTATTAGTATTGGGTGTAGCATTACAATGGCACTTACCGTACCAAATCCTCCCCTCTTGGCTCTTTATCCTGTGTGGATTACTGGCTGTGCTATCTATGCTTGGGCTGCTTATACTAGGAAATCATTTGGCATGCTTGCTAACTACATGCTTCTAGTGTGTATTGATATGGTTGGTTTGATTAGGATGTTAACATGAGTTATCTATATGATGATGGCGGTAAATCTCTTGGATGGTTTACACAACAAGA